TTTGAACTGCTGCTGCCAATATACTTCCAAGTTGTTCAGCTTGCCCTGCGTCTCCTGCAACAGACGAACCAGTTGCATCTACGTTAACAACTACATTAGCTCCTCCCATTGCATGATTTGGAACGATATTACCGCTAGAACCTGGAACAAATAATTCTGGGCCTTTTTCTCCTACAAGATAAGAAGTTCCTCCTTTAACTGGGCCTCCCGCTGCTTTTCCACCTCCAAAAGAACTTGTAACCATTGGATTACTTCCAATATCCTTATAAGGATCTATACCACCGATAGGATTTGCTCCAAAGTTAAACAAACTCAATATTCCTTTCTGTAACTGAGCCGCAGCTATCCTTGCAGCCATGTCTAAGAAATGATCTGCAATTCGACTAAACATATTCGCAAAAGCTTCTTGAACACTCATAGTGCCTTTAATTATTCCTTTAAATGATTCACTAAACGATGAACTAATAGCAGTAGATAATTCAACCATTCGATATTGAGCATCATTTAATTTATCCATTTCTTTTTGTACTTCTACTAATGCTGCTTTTACAGGATTTGCAAGAATTTCTGCATGTTCAAGCTCAACTTCATTCCTTTCTTTTTTAATATTTAATAGATCTATTTCATGTTGTAGTTCAGCAGCTCTTTCTTCTTTCCCTTGTGTTAAAGCAAATTTCCTTTCACCTTCTTTTTTAAGTATTTCATTCTTTGTCTCTCTTAATGTGATTTCTTTAGCCATCACATCTAAGTCTTCACCTCTTGCTGTTAAAGATAATTTCTCAATGGCAAGTTGATCTTTTTGAATACTTACTTCAAAAGCTCTAGCATCATTTAAAGCTTTCTTTGCTTTAAGTTTTGCGTCATCACTTTGCTGTCTTTCTGCTGCTCCTTCTGGATCACCAACAGTATCTAAGAAGGTACGAATAGATTTTTTGAAATCATTACTTTCTAATATTTCTTTTGGTATATTGCCATCAATTAAATCCGTGACATTTTGTCCTGTAATATTTTTAAATTGCTCCTGCATTCTAAGTCTTGTTCTTGGCTTACGAGATGCTTCTCCATCTCTGAAAATAGAAACAGCAGTATCTAGTTCTCCTTGAGGCCCAGTAATCCCTTCGTTAATTGTCTTTATAAAATTAGCTAATGGGCCAGAAACTAAAATACTAATAGAAGTCCCTAATATATTTAATTGGTTCGTCAAATCTTTCTGCTCTTTATTAACTTCAGCTAAACTTTTAGTCGTTAACTTACCAAATTGATCGTTAAATTTTTGAAGAACAATTTCACCCGCTTGAGCCTTTAATCCCATCTTTTCTAAGCTACTTATTGTATTACCAAATTCTGTTCCTGTTTGTCCTAAAGCTTTAATCAGAACTTGAATATTGTTAAGAGGATCATCTAAAGCAGCAGCTAATTCTTTCGTTCTAGTCATAACTGCACTAAACATAGAATCAATCTGTTGTCCTACCGCACTTAAAAGTATTTGCGCTCCAAATCCTTTTCCTGGCCCCATTTTCGATTGAAGTACAGCACCAGCAACACCACCTCCTACGGCTCCAAGTCCTCCTCCAAAGAGAACAGGGAAACCAGCTCCTAACATCAATCCTTCTTGTAATCTTTCTCTTCTTTCTTTTCTGTTTTTCTTCATCTGCTGGAATCTTCTCCAACCACCCCTACTTACTCTTCTTCCTCTAAATTCAACACTATCTGTCTCTCTTTGAGCCATAAGAGCAAATCTATCGTCTTCTGCAATAGCGGCTTTCTTTTGTGCTGCTAAAGCTTTTCTAGCTTCAAGTTGCAGTTCTTCACTAACAACACCATTAAGTTTCTTCCTTGTCTTTAACCTGTTAGCTTCCTCTTTTCTTATCCTAAATTCTAATTGAAGGATCTTCTTTTGGATTTGCATGAAATCCTTAGATGAAGAATTTCTATCGGTAGCTAATCTTCTTTGCCAATCAAGCTCCTCTTGTAAACCTTGTAATTTAGTTGGGCCTTGTCTTGCGAATCTCGCTCGTTCTTTCCTTTCTAATGTCCATTGTCCTCCTTCCATTACCTTTTGAGCTGCACTACCTTCTGCCATGAAATCAAATATTGACCCCTTTCCTCCTGCACCTCCAAATGCTTGAGGCATTACCATCATTGCTGAAGACATCAGTTGAGGAAGTTCTCTAGCAAATCTCGCAAAGAAAGAGAACGTCTTATCCATTCCACCTTGGATTCGATGGAAGGTTTCAAAAGCAGCATCTTCAAACTGAACAAAACCTTTTATTGCATCAACGACCCATGTTGTTGCTCCTAATGCACCTGATAATCCAATTGATGCAAGCTTTATTCCTCCTAATACGGCTGTCGCTTTTTGTCCTAACTCAGCATAAGTTCTTATATGTGCCTTTACTTTCTTGTCTAAGAAAGGAACAAATTTTATAGAATCTTGTAATGCTTTTAAACCAACTGCTCCTCCTGCAAGTTGAGGAAGCATCCCTCTCCTCCCTCCTAAAACACCAAGAAATTCTTTTATCCCACGACCACCAAGTTTACCTAGATCTTTAATCGTATTACGAACAATTTTCCCAGCTTCTTCTAATTCTTTTTTCCTTTCTCTTTCTTTCTTTGTAACCTTACCTAAATCAACATTAATCCTTTCAATAGCTGCCTCTGTCTTCAAGTATTCCTCTGTTCCACGTTCTATGAATTGAAGAGCTTCTTCTAATTCACTCTTATATAAATTTATATCAGCCAACGTATTTCCCATCTGATCTTCACGACCCAAAATGTCTTTTATTGACTCAAAGGTTCCACCTGGCCCTGCTGTAAGACCTAAACCTTCTCCTGCTATTAATGATTTCCTTGCAGCAATTCTTTCTCTTTCTATCCTTAATAAATTTTGTTCAGCTATAGCCTGTCCTCTTACTGCGTTCATAAACAATTTATATTCTTCTGTCTTACCTTTTATCGCAGTTTTAGAAACATTAATACTGGCAGCAAGACCTTTAAATCCAGCAATTTGCTTTGTTAAGCCTATTTCAGTATTAGCAAAAACTCTATCTGCTCTTCCTGCTTCAGCCAAAAAGTCTTTAAGAGCATTTTGAGCATCAATTATTCCTTTATTTTCAGTTCCAACCCATGTTTTAGACTTAGGTTTTGCACTTACATTTACTGCTCCACCTTTCGATTTAACGGCATTTAAAGCTTTTAATAACCCTTTTTCTGTCTTAGATATTTCTACATTAACTTTTTTCGATTGTTTTTGAGCAGATGAAAAAGCTTTACTTAAATCATTTGCAACTTTAACTGTTGTTTTTAACTCCTTACTGATAGCACCAACAGAACCTCTTAAACCTTTAACAAATTTCCCATTAATACCATCAACAAGTTTATCTATTACGCCTAAAGATTTAGCAAGTTTATCTACAGCACTCTTAATTTGGGCATCCTTCGCCTTAAATTCAATTGTATTGGTATAATTAGCCACTCCTCTGGTACCAAACAATATTATCTATCTTACCTCTTTTGCGTTCTGCTAGCACTACCTCGTTGTGCTGCTTCTCTTTCTTTTTCCATTTCATCATTCTGAATCTTAAAATAAGCAGCCCAACCAACCATCTCCTCCCTTGTTAATTCTCCTGTCAACTCCTTAACAGTCTTACCTAATTCCTTTGCTAACGAAAATAAAAAGATCCATTCCTTATTCGCTTTTCAAGTCTTTCTCTGCCTCTTCCACCTCCTTACTCGAACCAGATTCAAGCATTGCTAATTGAATTTCTTGTAAAACAGAAGCTTCAACTTCTCTACGAAGAGTCGCCTTATCTCCGTCAGCAAATAATCTTTTACCTTTTTCATCTAAGGCTTTTTCAATCATTAAGGATAAAGCAAAATTAGAAGCATCGTCTGTATTGCCAGACTTTTTCTGAATAGATTCTCTTTCAGCAATTGTCAATGGATGCCAAAAGACAGTAAGAACAATTTCACTGTCTTTTTTAACATCATGTCGATATAACTGACTGACTCCAAACTTATTGGATAAGAGTTCAACAGCTCTCATAAAAATTCCTTACTTTAATAGGATAATAATACTATATTAGGCGATTGCTGAAAACTGACAAGTGATGACACCCAGGCAGTGTGACTCGTCTTCATCATCAAGAACAATTCCAGGGCCAACTATTTCACTCACTCTTGGTGAGCAAGAATAAGTATCAACATAATCAGAAGCATTAACAGAAGTTAAACCTGTGATAACTGACTCACTCACAGCAGCTAAAACAGATGTCCCTTTATTCTTTGGAACGTAAACTCTACACTGAACGAATCCTGCGTAAAAAGCACTTGCAGCACCTTGAGCTTGCTGAGTAGCTTGTCCAAAATTAACTGTCATTACTATATATTTCACCGTTTTTCCTGGTCTTGTATAACCAACATTGTCATAAACCATCTTTACAGTTGGATCGGCATCCTTAACTGCATCTGTAACTGCTTTTTCAAAAGCTGCTCTTGTCTTTACGAGTGTCATACGTCTAATCCCTCAATATTTATATTAGGACGTTTATCAGTAAAGATTCTATCTACTTTTTGCCTCAATCCTTCTTTGAAAGTGCCTGAACCGTTAAGAATATACGCACCAACATTAGATTTAGGAGACATTAAAGCTTTTTCTGTGTATTCAGCTCTGTTACCAATAAAAATGCTTTGGTTGAATTTGTATTTAGTCGGAACCTTAAATCTTGGAGCAATATAATCTCTATTACCAATCCAAGGATTAATTTTCGCCTGATTACTTTGTGGCATAGAAGTTTTAGAGACTTGCCAACTAGAAGCAAAAAATCCAGTCTTTACAGGACTAACATCCTTAGAGGCCAAATCTCTTGCAACTGAATTAATAAATTGACTTAAATGAGCCTCGGATTGATCTTCCCAATCTTTCAATATTGCTTTTTTTAACTCTTTAGAGTTCTTAAATTCTTTTTTAGCCATTAGAACCTCACCAACAAAGTAAATAAATAAACTTGCCCACCTCTTTTTGTATCTATTTCAAGAATCTGAGCCACATGCGTTGATCCTGCATAACTTAATGTCACTTCATCTCTAAAAGTAGGCTGATGATCTCCTATTAAGTCAGGCGTAACATATAACTTCGCTTGTCTTAATTCTCTTTCTTCATCCTGCTCTGATTTAATAAATTCAATAGGAACCTTTATATCAGCATAAGTTGTTGTAACTTCTAATTGTTTTCCTGCTGCTACGTTATAACTTCCTTCTGTCTTTACAGCATAAGTAATCGTAGTATCCAAAGCTGACCCAAGATCAGCAACTACGCTTTTAGCTAGAGACTTAAAAGCTGTGTCTAATGCTCCTGCCATGATTAACCTCTAACTACCCGAACTTGATAGCTACCAGAACCACCAAGGCAATAAGCACCTAAATAATTTTGTAACCAAGGATAAACATCGAATACATTATTAATCGTTCCAACACCCTGACTACTGGTGTTGTATTTCACCTCCATGTCTCCTAACTTAACTTCTTCATAGGTACCATCAGTGCCTTTATTTCCTGTAATCGCATCAGTCTCATTTGCTAATGCTTTTGCTAATTCATATTGTGCGTATTTTATTCCATTCGGAATTGCAGTACATACAAGCTCTACATCATCTACTTCATAATTATT